CAGTATGTTCGCCGTTGTGGTTAACGACTCCGATACGTTTGCTGTTGTGGTTAACGACTCCGATACGTTTGCTGTTGTGGTTAACGACTCCGATACGTTTGCTGTTGTGGTTAGCGGCGGGCCATTCCACCACCGCAACGATCCCTTCATGCTGCAACCGTAACGATACGCCAGTGTGGCGCTAAAAGCCGCAGAATTCCTACATCGTTCCGGCCGCGTATTATTCTTCGTTGGCAACTAGCAACGAAATCTCCCCCCACATAAAATCCAAAGCCCACATAAAATCCAAAGCCCACATAAAATCCAAAGCCCACATAAAATCCAAAGCCCACATAAAATCCATTCCGGCTACGAAATTCCGCGCACAGAAATTCGGCAAGCGTAATTATCGAGCGCAGGCCCGGCGGCGCGCGCTGCTGTTCGGGGCACAGAATATTCCGGCGGCGAAACTGTCGTAGGAATGGAATCCCACAGGCCCCCCGACCCCGGGTTTTTGGTGGAGCCCCTCGGGCTCCACCCTAATTCCCCCAAAATAATTGCTCTCGCGTGCGCGCGATGGGGCCGAAAAATGCCAAAACAGGTCCCGCAGACGCGCGATGGGGCCGAAAAACGCCAAAACAGGTCCCGCAGGCACGAAAATTCGCCGCCAGGACACATAAAATCCAATCCAGAAATCGATTTTCACCGGGAGACGGCAATTTATTCCGGCAGAAAAATTAATTTGCCGGCGAAAATTCCCCGGGACCCCCGAAAACTCCCCAGGGACCCCCGAAAACTCCCCAGGGACCCCCGAAAACTCCCCAGGGATCCCCGAAAATTCCCCGGGACCCCCGAAAACTCCCCAGGGACCCCCGAAAACTCCCCAGGGATCCCCGAAAATTCCCCGGGACCCCCGAAAACTCCCCAGGGATCCCCGAAAACTCCCCAGGGACCCCCGGGCTGAGCCGCCGCAGAACCCACCGCCAGACCCCGGCCTCACGCTTCTGTGACCAGCCGGCGGAAGCAGAACCAAGGAATTTCAATGCTTTAGCCTTCTGACCCGGGCTTGACTTTTTCTGAATTTTATGCTAGAGCGAAGCCGCTTTATGCGGCGAACGGCGACCCTCCCTCTAGGGAGGGGGTCGCCGGGACGCAGTAAAGCGACATCGCTCTACGTGGTGTATATCAATCTCTCGGTCATTCATATACCCTCACTAGCGCTACAGACCGTGCCCGATTCGATGCGGGGTTATCCGGGGTTTGTCATTCAGTCTTGGGTTACCCTCAGTGTATCAGTCTTGCCCGATTGACGCATAGGGATTGTCCCTATATAGTCCGGCGAAATTCCGCACGGAGGGAAAATGAGCATCCACGACGGTTTCTATCGGCTGGCCGGCGAGCCGGTGGTCGGCATGAATTTATGTCCGCCCGACTGCCCCGGGGCGTGCGTGCTGGAAGAGGCGCGGGACCACTTTTCGATTTTCCACCGCCGCCCGACCAAGGTGCTGGTGTGGCGGCTGACCTGCGCTGAGTGCGGCGACGTGTTCCGTCTTACGACGGGACCGCGCGATGTGAGGATCGGCCCCCGGTGCCGCGCCTGCTACCACGCTTCGCGCAACGACACTCTCCATGATCTCGTGGTGTCGACGCAGAGGCGGTGCGTCGAGGCTGGCGGGCCGTTCACCTTCGCCGTATTCAAGGACGAGGCCCGGCTCACTTGTGGCCGGGTGCCGGTGACGCGGCAGCATTTCGAGGGCGCTTTCGTGGTCGAGCGGCCGGCCCGGTCCATCTACCGGCTTCGCCGTCCGACGCCGGCTGAGATCGATGTGCTGATGGAGGGCTCCCTGCGCCGGGGGCGGCTGCGTGCCGCTGCGCAGACCCCCAAGGCGGAGCCGCCGGTCGACGAATTGCACGCGCTCAGGCGCAAGGTCGAGGAATTGGAGAAAGCGCTTGCGTCCCTCCGCCGGGACGTGTAATGTAGCAAAACTTTATGGAGGACGGACATGGACGGATGGATGCTGCCAGGGGATGAACGGCCGGAGGGGTTTGACGCCCTGGCGGGGCCTCTGCGTCGGTTCAACGCCGCGCTGGCGGAGGTTGTGGCCAGCGGTGCGCCGGGTTCGATCCGTCTCGATCATTTTGCGGTCGAGGACGGGGAGGAGGGGCCTGTCATTCTCACCTTCGATGGCGGGGCCGAAGAGGATTGGGCCGATGTCGTGAAGGAGGCCAGGGAGGCGGCTGTTGCGCTCAATGCCGCCGTCCGTGCTGTCGAGGCGCGGGGCAGCTATGTCACGCTGGCGATGGCGGCTGGCCGGCTGTATCTTCAAGCGGTCTCACCCCGGTATGGAGGCTGACATGTCGAATGCGGTGCTGCGCGTGTCGGAAGAGGGCATCGCCCTCATCAAGCGCTGGGAGGGTCTGCGTCTCACGGCGTATGAGTGTGCCGGGGGCAAGTGGACCATCGGCTATGGCCATACCAGGAACGCCAAGCCGGGCATGGCAATTTCGGAGGCGGTGGCGGACAAGCTTCTGCGGCAGGACCTTGACGAGGTGGAACGGGCCGTCCGTTCGAAGGTTCTGGTGCCGCTCTCGCAGCATCAGTTTGATGCACTGGTGTCGTTCGTGTTCAATGTCGGCGCGGCGGCTTTCGAGCGGAGCACCCTCCTCAAGAAGCTCAATGCCGGGCGCTATGACGAGGTGCCCGGTGAGTTGATGAAGTGGGTATATGCCCAGGGCAAGCGCCTGGATGGGCTCGTCAACCGCAGGGCGGCCGAGGCCGGTCTCTGGGCACGCGGGTCTTTTGTGGCCGGCCGCGATGTCGAGGCCGATGTCCGGCCGGCTTCTGTCGGCGCTGCGGTCGCGACTGACACAGGCAAGGGCACTCTGGTGGCCTCTCTTGCCGGTCTGGTGGCGGCGCTGTCGCAGGCGCAGCCGGTTGTCGAGGCGCTCGGCCGTCTGCCGTGGCAGGTTGCGGTGGCGCTGGTGGTCGCGTCTGCGGCCGCTGTCATCGTCTGGCGCTGGAAGCGGGAGTAGCCCGGTGGAAAACCAGGACATTCTTGAAGTCCTCCGCACGATCTGGGCTTGCCGCCGCTGTTCCTGTCCGGCGTGCGGGCGGGGCGGTTATGGCGAATTGCACGATCATGTCTGCACCGGTGGGAAAGGCTGCGTGAATGCGCCCAAGAGGCTGCTCTCGTTCGCGCGTAGGGCGTCTTCGGCGGCGTGGCATGCGGCGGAAGAGATCAAGACGCTGCGGGCACGTCTTGCCGAGGCGGAACAGCAGATCGGGCGGCTTACTGGCATGGACTATGACGCGCCATGAAAGAGGACCTGTGGGTTAGTCTGGCGTTCAGGCTCTGCTTCTCGCTCTACTTCATCGTCATGACCGCAGCGCTGGCGGTGCTGGTGCTCGGTTTCTTCTAGGGAGAAAAGTCATGTTCGAATGGCCTAGCTATGATGATCTCTTTGGCGGCCGGCAGCGCCGGGTCAAGACGTTCCGCCGTGTGGCGCTCGTGGTTGCGGTTGTTGCGGTTGCGGGTGCTCTGCTGGCGGCCGGCCTGAGCCGCGCTAGGGCGCACACCGCTCCGAGCGGCTGGGCGTATGATACTGAGTGCTGTTCCACCCGGGATTGCGCTCCTGCTGCGCCTGGAACGGTGAACGAGGTGCGCGGCGGGTATGAGATCGTGCTCCGGCCCGGTAGCCACCCCTCTGCGCGTTCCGTGGTTGTCCGGGATTTCGTTCCCCATGGTGATCCCAGGATCAGGCCCAGCGGGGATGAATACCGCCACGTGTGCGTCATTCCGGGTTCGCAGCGTGTCCTGTGTCTCTATGTCCCGCCCGGCGGTGTGTGATGTTCGGCATGCTGTTCGGCCGGCTGTGGGGCATGCTGGCGGCCATGGGGGCCGTGCTGGTGGCTGCGCTTGGCATCTATCTGCGTGGTCGCAGTGATGCCAAGCGCGCTGCGGAGATCGCGGCGCGGCGCGCTGAGGATGAAAGGAGGAAGAAGGCGGATGAAGCGGCTCGTGACTATCGCTCTGATGACCTTGTTGACCGCTTGCGCCGGGGCGGGTTCTGAGGTTAGGCCTGCTGTGTGCGACTGGTTGCGCGCCTATTCGCGCGATTTTCAGGCGCGCGCAGCGGGCGAGTTGGAGGCCCTCAAGACCCCTTCGGCCCTGCGGACCATGATCGAGGACTACGGAGAGCTTCGCGCGCGTATCCGGGCCATCTGCTAGGGACTCGCGCTTATTGCTTTCAGTCACCGTAGGCGACCTTGGCAACATTCGGAAGTGGCCCGCCATGACTAGCCCGAGCGGATGCCCGGACCCCGCCACGCACGGCAGAGCTTCGCTTTCGCCGGATCGCGCCGGCCGGTTCGGGCAACGCTTGCCCTACCGGGGCGGCTTGCGCCGCCCTCGCGCCGCCGAGGATCACCCTCGCGGCGGCCACGTCGTGGTCGTGGACCGTCCCGCAGCCATCACAGGCCCACTCCCGCACGGAGAGGGGCGATCTCGCGCCGACGTGGCCGCAGTCCGGGCAGACGCCCGTGCTGCGCGCGAAGCGGTCGTGGACATGCCACGACCTCCCCGCCCATTCAGCCTTGTAGCGAAGGATGCGGAGCATCCCGCCCAACCCGGCATCGGCCAGAGAACCAGCCATTCGGGTTCGCATCATGCCGCGAAGGCTCAAGTCCTCCACGGCGAAACCTTCGTAGGTGTCTACAAGCTTGCGCGTGACCTTGTGGATGTAGTCGCGCTGGGCAGCGCCCTTGCTCTTGGCGCAGTCCTTGAGGGCGCGGTCGAGACGCTGGACCGTCATCTGCGCCGCCCGGCGCGGCCTTCGACGGGGATGGCCTCGTTGATGCTCCCGCAGCGGTCGCACACGGGGCCATCCGGCCAGCGCACGCTCTCAAGGTGCGCGCGGCAGGCTTCGTCGGTGGCGAACTTCCGCATGAAGGAGCGAAGCTTCATAGGGCTTTAGTAGCGAATCCCATGATCGAAAGCAATAGGAACCACATGAATTGGTCGCTTTACGGCGGATCGCAAAGCAGCTAGAAAAAGAGGGTGACTAATCCGCTTGCTCTGGCGCGGGCTCTTGTCCGTGAGATGCCCGCGCCACCGCCGCCCGAGGCCAAGAAATTCGCGCCGAAGACGCCCGAGGACGTATGGGCGTTCTTCGGTCTGACGCCATACCCGCATCAGATCGCGGCCATGAAGCGGCCGCAGCGCTTTCTTGTCGACGTCTGGCATCGCCGCGCCGGCAAGAGCACGGAGAAGCTGCTCAAGCTGCTGTTTCGGGCCTATCACGCTCCGCTGCCCCGGGCTCGCTATGCGTTCCTGGGGCCGACCTACAGTCAGGTCCAAGACATCGCTTGGGCGGAGCTTCGGGCTTTCGGGGCAGCCATCCCTGGGGCCGTGATCAAGGAAAGCCTTATGGCGGTGGTCATACCTACTGCCATCGGCGACTACGCCCGCATAAGGCTGTATGGCGTTGACAGTCCGAAGCAGCGCCTTCGCGGCTCGTATCTGGATGGGGTTGTGCTGGATGAATTCCAGCATATCCCAGAACATGTCTGGACACAGCAGGTTCGCCCCATGCTGGCGGACAGGTCCCGGGCCTGTATTGATGCCTTGGGCCTGCGTAATCAGTGGGCGAATTTCATCGGGACGCCGCTCGGGCGCAACCATCTCTATTCCTTCTTTCAGCGCGCTGAGGCATGGGGGCGTGGTGATAGTGTAATTGTCAGAACGGGCCAGAAGCTGGAAGAAATCAGGTCTGACCAGTGGGCTGCTCTCAAGTTAACTGTAGAAGACACCAAAGTAATACCGGAAGACGAGCTAAGAGAAATTCGGGCGACTACTCCGGAAGTAGAGTATGCGCAAGAATTCGATTGCGATTTCGATGCCGGAGTGCTTGGCGCTATTTTCTCTAACGAATTGCGAGACCTCAAAGCAAGAAATGGCGTGACGGAGTGCCAAGTAAATCCGCATGCTGAGGTTCTCTTGTCTTTCGACTTGGGCCTCAACGACTTGACCGTTTGCTGGTTTTTCCAGCGGATAGGTCCGTGGGTAGTTTTTGTCGACTGCATGGAATGGTCCAATGCGGCTATAACTACCATCGTTAAAGACATTCAATCCAAGGGATACCGGCTCGGGACGGCCTATTTTCCCCATGATGTGAGACAAAGGGATATGGGCACTGCAAAAACGAGATTGTCTCAGTTTCGAGAGCTTGGTCTCAAGGCTTTACCCGTGTCTACTAACGTGAGCCTGCAAGACGGCATTGCTGCGACGCGGCGGCTGCTCATGCGGGCGATGTTTGACCGCGAGCGGTGCGGGCACGCCGTCGAAATCCTGGGGACGTATCGGCGAGAGAAGGACCCGACTACCGGGCTGTTGAGGGCGGAGCCTGTGCATGATGTTTCTTCGCATTATGCTGATGCGTTGAGAACGGCGGCAGTTGGAATGCCGCGCTGGACAGGCTATACTTTCAAGGGTAGTATGGCGGAGCTTTAGGAGGACTCATGGCCACTGTAGCCGGCTCTTTTTCTATTGGTGACAACAGGGCGCATTCCATCAGCGTCCAGTGGGCCGACCTGCTGAATGGCGATAACGGTGCGCCGTGGGATACGGCCGGGCCTCCGCGCACGCTGTTCGTCTCCGTGCGGGGCACGTTCGGCACTGGTGGCTCTGTCACTCTACAGGGCTCGGCCGATGGGCTGACCTGGGCTGCGCTGTCGCAGATCGGGGGCGCGGCTGCGACCTTTACCGCCGCTGCCAGCGTTGGCGTTCTTGGCAATCCGAGGTTCATTCGGCCTATTGTTACGGCCGGCGACGGTTCCACCAGCTTGACGGTTGTGGTTTATGCCACTTCTCAGGTAGGCTAGGAGCGTGGGGCACGACTCTTTCCTTGAGTTTCTTGACGGCAAGGTTCCTTCCGCCGTCCCTGACCTTCGGGTGACCGACCCCGGGGACCCGTCGTTCGTTCCGCTGTCGGAGCGGACGGCGCGACAGCAGGCGCGGCTCCTTATTGCGCTTAACGCGAAGAAGCCTAGACATCGCGCCCTGTTTTCCCGCAAGGAAGAGGCCAGGATGAATACGGTGCTTCCGCTTACCAATCTTGTCTGGGCGACGGAGGATTGAATGGCGGCGGTGGTCCCTGGCAGCAACGCCTTCAACCCGGTGCTTTATCGGCAGCTTTTCGGTCGCGAGCCGCCCGGCGGCTCTCCGGATCGTGCGCGAGCGCCTGCCAGCACCAGCCCCGGCGACCGGGAGACGGCAGAGATGGAGCGGCAGGCGCGGGAGCGCGCAGCCTCTGCGGCTCAGCGCTTTTCGCTTCTTGGTGGCCGTGCGGCGCTGAGCCGCGCGGGTCTTTTGAGTTAGGAGGGTGAGATGGGCGGGATTGTCAGCGCGATTTTTGGTGGTGGCAACAAGCCGGATTATGCTGCCATGCAGGCCGAGGCTGAGGCGCGTGCGGAGGCGCGAGCGAAGAAGGAGAGGGAAGAGGCGGCTCGAAAGGCGGCCGAAGAGACCCGATCTGTCATGCGCGCACGCGGCGGAAGGGCGGCTACCATCTTGACCGATGAGCGCAGCATTCTTAATGCTGGTGGGCTTCTGCGCTAGGTATGCCCGCTCTCGATACTCGCGCTGGACTGTTGCGCAGCCGCTATGAGGCGGCTCTTGCCGTGCGCCGTGAGCGCGAGGGCTTGTGGCGCAGTCTACAGGCGGTAGTCCAGCCGACGTCCTTGTCCTACGAAGAGAACCAGGGTGCGGCGGACACCCGCGAGCGGCGGCTGCTTGACAGCACGGCGGCGGACTCCTTGGAGCTTTTCGCTTCGTTTCTTATGTCGGAGGTCTTTCTCGCGGGGACTTCCGACGCTGCCATTCGCTTTGTGCCTTCCGATCGGCTGGGGGTGCCTGTCAGGCCGCATCAGCTTGATCTGGCGGCCCAGCAGTGGTTGCAGGATGTCGCTTTCGCCCTGACTTCCGTCATGTTCTCCGGCAGGAAGTCCGGCGTTGCTGCCATTCACAATCTGTGTCTTGATCTTGGTCTCTACGGGGCGGCGTGTATTGCCGTCTGGCGGAGCAAGGACCGGGACGATCCGCTGCCGGTCTTTCGGCACTATCCTGTCTGGCAGGTCGCGGGCGACAGCGAGGCGGTCTACATCCTGGACGTGATGTCGGCCAGACAGGCCCGTTCGCGCTGGCCGGAACACGATGCTCTGTTTTCTGCGCGTGTGGCGCATGATCGTCCTGATGCCGTTCAGATTGTCTATGCCTGCCTGTCGGCCAAGGACCCGGACATCGACGATCTGGTCTCGCCCGGCATGCGGGCGCTCGGTGCGCCGTATTACGGCGTGTGGATGTATGAGAACAATATTCTGGCCGAGGAACGTTACACCAGCAAGCCGGTGATCTTTGCGCCGTGGTATAGCGTAGACAATACGCCGTGGGGCCGGTCGCCCGCCATGACGGCGCTTGGTGACGTCTTCCTGGTCAACAACCTCTCTGACATCACCATGCGCGGCGCGGAGAAGCTGGTTGATCCTCCGCTTGAGGTCCGCGACGGCGCTCTGCTTTCTCCCGCCCGGCTCTATCCTGGTGGGCTGACATATACCGACAGTGACAACGCGGCCTTGAAGCCTATCATTCCTCCGGGTGCGAGCCGTATTGAGGTTGGCGTCGAGCTTCTGCGGGACCGGCAGGCCAGGATCGAGCGGGCGTTCTTCCTTCCGCTGTTTCAGACTGCTAACCCCACCGGCAGCAAGCAGCCCCGCACGGCGTATGAGGTCGCACTGGAAAAGGACGAGCGAAGCCGCGCTATTGCGCCCATGGTCCTTCGGATCATGGGCAGTGTCTTGGAGCCTCTGGTCCAGCGGCTGCTCGACGTGCTTCTCCGGGACGGCCTTCTTCCTCCGATGCCGGCGTCGCTCGGCGGGTTCCAGTTGAAGGTGATGACCAATAGCCCGCTCGTCCTGGCGCTACAGCAGACCCGCATGGCCGGGCTTGAGCGCTGGGTTCAGGCGGTGTCTGTCCTGGCGCAGTCCACCAGCAACCTTGATCCGCTGGACAACATCAATGTGGACAAGGTTGTTCGAATTCTTCATGGGGCTTTCAATGCTCCGGCTGAAATTCTTCGCTCGCATAGCGAGGTCGAGGAATTGCGGCGGCGGCGCGTTGAGGCTGCGTCGACCATGGCCGATGCTGAGGCTGCGGCAGTGAGTGCCAAGGCGGCCGCTCAAATGTTGACCGCCGCCAATAAGGCAGGCATAATCGGCACTCGATGACGGTCAATCTGGACGAGGCCATTCTGGCGGCGCGGGCGCTTGCTGGTTCTCCGCAGTGGGAGATTTTGCGGCGCTACCTTGTGGCGCGGTTCGGCTTTACGGAGCGGACCACCCTGGTTGCCGATAGCTTTGCCCAGACGGCTTTCAACGAGGGTCAGCGGGCCTTGGCGTTGCACCTTGTCGGGTTGGCCGACCGCTTGACTGTCCAGGAACAGAAGGAGAGGAATAATGAGTGATGCTGCTGTGGAAGCACCCGCTGTTCCGGCTGGGGACGGCGCTGGAAATGGCGGAGGCGCTGCCGGGCCTGCGGACGGTGCAAGCCGTGCTGTTGCCCAGTCCGCCCCCCAACCGAAGTCGCCCGGAGCCTGGATCGAGGACATCGCAGACGCCGATCTCAGGAGGCGAGTCGGAAAATTTGCCGGGAAGCCTGTCTCCGACCTTGCCGCAGCCTACGCGCACGCGGAGAGTCTGATCGGCAGTGATCCGACTCAGCTTGTCAAGGTCGACGAGGCGGCTAAGGCCGATCCTTCCGGGCTCTTGCGGCGGCTCGGTCTGCCCGACACGCCGGATGCCTACAAGTTTGAGGGCCTGCCCGATGGTGCGCTTTCGGAGGACGATCTCAAGATTTACGCCAAGATGGCGCACGAGGCAGGCTTGCTGCCGGCTCAGGCTGATAAGCTCATCAAGGCGACGGCTGCTCTGGCCCAGGAACGGGTCAAGCAGGCCGAGGCAGCGCTTGAGGCTCGGGCTAATGCGCAGATTGACGAGCTTAAGAAGACGTATGGCCGCGAGTTTGACGATATTGTGAAGAGCGCCAAGCAGGCCGCTAAGGAGCTTGATCTTGTTGACGTGCTTTCCGACGCTGGTCTCGGCACGCATCCCAAGGTCATCTCGGCCCTGGCCAAGATTGGCAAGCTGTTTGCCGAGGCCGGCGGGCCTGCGGCAGCGGCTGCTCGGGCGGTTGGTCCTCACGAGGCTGCCGAGATGGCCCGAAATTTGAAGCGTCAGCAGCTTGCGGCCGTCATGGCCGGCGATAATGCCAAGGCCGACTCCCTCCAAGCCGAAATTGACGCCCTCTACCGGCGGGCCTATGGCGGTTGACTTTAGTTGGTAGCCGTCCTACATTCTGGTCGCACCTCCTCGACACCTAGCCCCCGGGTAGCCCCCGGGGGTCTTTTTATGGGGTATTGACAAGTTAGTTTCGTCTAAGTATTGTCTTAGTAATCACCGGTCAGGCCGGAGATCGGCTCGGGCATAGCGACCCGCAGGCTCCGATAACCGATGTGGTGGTTGTTAGTTTTGGCAGCTTCCACTAGGGGAGACCATGAGCACTTCTATTGATAATGCTCTTGTCCGGCAGTTTGGCGATACCGTGCTCATGCTGGCGGAGCAGACGATGGCCCGGGTGCGCGGCGTTGTGCGCACGGTGCCTGTTCGCGCAGAGATGTGGACGGTCGAGCGCCTCGGCGGCGTCGCGGCTACCGAGGTCGGCACGCGCTTCGAGCAGATCGGGCGCGGCGATATCGAGCACACCCGGCGCTGGGGCGTCATCCGCGCCTACGATGTCCGGCCGCTGTTCTTCGATAACCTCGACCGGGTGCGGATGATCATTGACTTCCGTTCGCCCTATGCGCGGCGCATCGCTTCGGCGCTTGCTCGTGCCATGGACGATACGATCATTGCGGCACTTGACGGGCCTGTCACTTCCGGCAAGACCGCAGGGTCGACGGAAAACTTCCCGGCTGCGCAGAATGTCTTTTCCTACTCGTCTGGCACGACTCCGGGGCCGCTCAACCTTGATACGCTGCTCCGGGCCAAGGCGAAGCTTCTGGCGGCCGAGACCATTACGGACCCGGATGCTCCGGTGAACGTCCTGCTCAACGAGAATGCTTGGCTTTCTCTGATGCAGGATAACCGGTTCGTTAACGGTGACTTCTCGCGGTTCTATCCGCTTGAGACCGGCCGTCTGCCGCCTTACCTCGGCATGCGTTTCATCCGGTCGCAGCGTCTGCCGGATATCTCGGATGCTGGGTATGACAGCGGCACGGCGGCGAACCGTGTGTTCATGTTCACTTCCGAGTCCATCGAATTCGGCGAGAACCAGCCCATCGTGCCCGACATCTCGCAGCGCCGGGACCTCCGTTTGCACCCGTGGCAGGTTTATGCCTGGGGCTCGTGGGGTGCCGTCCGCACGGAGGACGCGCAGGTGGTTCGCATCCTCGCGAAGAAGACCGTCTAAGGAGATAGGAACATGTCTCAGCTTTCTACGCAGTATGCGGGCTTCGTGGCCAGCCCTCCGTCTCTTGTCAACGCGCGGGATTGGGGCGGCATGGTGCACGGGGCCTATGCGGTCTATGCGCCGGGTGTCCAGCTTGTCAACGGCTGGGTTGTCCGGCTTGCCCGCATCCCGGCTGGTGCTCGTATCAGGGGCGGCCTGATTGACATTACGAATGCGTTCGGGGCGGCTGGCACTCAGGCCAATTTTGGGTTCACTGGTGCCGCGACGCAGTTTCTGACCAATCAGACGCTTTCGGCGGCGACTCAGGTCATCTTTGACCGCGAGACGCGCGGCGTCGGCACGCTCGTTCCTGGCAGCAACGGCACTGACGTCGATTTGATCATGACGGTAACTGGCGTTGCCACTCCGGTTACCACTGGTCGCCTTGTCATCTGGGTAGACTACGTTCTGTAAGCCGCTGGCGACCGATCTGCTTGACTGTGGATCGGTCGCCTTTTATTTTGTGCGGCTATGGCCACGCTCCTTGAGATTTTCAACACGGCTATTCTGAGGGCCGGGGTTCAGCCGCTGGTCTCGGTCGAGGACGATAGCAAGATCAGGCGTGACTGTGAGCTTTTCTACAAGGAGCGTCGCCGGGGGTTGCTGCGCCAGTATCGTTGGCGTTTCGCCATACGGCGGGTCCAGCTTGCGCCGGTAGAGGGTGCACCGGCTTTCGGTTTCGCGCGGCTCATGCGGCTTCCCGCCGATTGCGTCACTGTCATTGCAGCATCGCCGGACTTTGAGAGCGGGCGCGAGCTTCTTACTGACGCTCCGGCCACTTATCGGGTCGAGGGCGATAATCTGTTGACTGATTATGATGCCATGTATGTCCTTTACGTGGCGGATGTGACCAACACGACCGAGTTTGATCCTCTCTTTGTAGAGACCCTATCTTTCTTCATGGCCGGTGATCTGTCTTTCAGCATCTCGAATGACAGAGAGCAGGCCAGCACGTGCTATGCCGAGGCGCGGGAGTCCCTCCGGCGTGCTCGACTGGCCGGGGCTATCGAGCAGCCTGCCGAAATTCCTGATACCTATGGGCTGATCGACTCGCGCGGCCGGATGGGACTCGCCATGCGTGCTGGCCGGGTCCTCGGCCCTGTGCGGTATACTCCCGAGGCGGAGCCTCGCTAATGCCCCGTGCTGTCAAGCTTGCGTCGGGCTGGTCTGCCGGCGAGTGGTCGCCCTATCTTAAGACGCGCGTTGATCTCCCTCAGTATGTTCGCAGTCTTCGCCGCTGCGTCAATTACATTGTGACCCCTGAGGGTGCGTTGATCCGCCGTCCTCCGACTAAGTATCTCGGGGATACTAAGTTTCCGGATGGTGGCGTGGCAGCTTTTGAGTTTGTGCCCGATTTTTCTGATTCTTACGTAGTAGAAGCTGGTGACTTCTACATGCGTTTCTGGACGCAGAATGGTCTCGTCAGGGACGGCTCAAATAATATTATCGAGCTTACTACTCCTTATTCTGCAAACGAGGTTGGAGAATTGTCTGTATCTCAGGATGCGGACGTTCTTTATATTGTTCATCCCAATCATTTGCCTAGAAAACTTCGCCGGACTTCTCTAGCGCCGACGTTTGATCTTGTTCAGGTGACGTTCCTGGATGGTCGAGCGCCGCTCAATACTATGAACACGTCTTCTGTAACTATGACCGTATCTGGAACGTGGCCGTCAGTTACTGTAACTGCTTCGGCAAATACTTTCATTGCCGCCGACGTTGGCCGGACCATCTATATCCGGGACATAAACACGAAGAGGGGCGTCTATATCAGGATCAATGTAGTGTCTAGCCCTACGGTTGTCTCCGGGACCGGAGTATATCGTGCGGGCGATACTGCCGGGCTTCCTGACACGACGAGAGATTGGGCGCTTGGTCTGTTCTCGGCAAACCGGGGCTGCCGCGCTGTCACGTTTCATGAAGGGCGGCTCTGGTATGGTGGATTTACTGACGCGCCGGACGTGATTGTTGGCAGCGTCAGCAATTCTTTCGACAATTTCGAGACGACCAGCCCGGACCCGACCGTCAATGACGCGGCCAATGCTGACAAGGCCATTACGCGACGGGCCAATTCGGGGTCGGTTGAGACCGTGCTCTGGATGTTGTCCGGCGCTGACGTGCTTCTGCTTGGCACGGCGGGTGCGGAGTATATTGTCCGCCCGGGCGTGGCCGGGTTCTTGACGCCGACCGAGGCTGCGGTGCGGCGCGTCACCGGGCGCGGTTCCGAGCCGTCTGTCCGGCCCATCCGGATTGACAATCAGGCTTTCTTTACGCAGCGCGGCGGGCAGCGGCTCCGTCAGATCAGATATGACATCGAGAGCGACGGTTTTACTACCGAAGATGCCACACTGCTGTTCTCGCACATGACGCAATCCGGCATCCGTCGTGTGGCCTATCAGCAGTCGCCCTGGTCCGTGTTATGGTTTACTGACAATCTGGATCGCCTTTATGGCATTACCATAGAGGGTCAGCAGCAGGTTGTCGGCGGACACCGACATTTCATAGGTGGCGGCGTTCGCGGACGTAATGCCAGAGTGTGGGATATTGCTTCCGTTCCCATCGCGACTCAGCTTGGCGCGGGCCGGGTCGACGGTCTGTTTATGATCGTGCAGCGGACGCTCAACGGTAATCTGGTCCGCAGCATGGAGCTTATTGAGCCTGTCCCGGCGATTACAGATGAAAGGCAGCCGGCTGAACGTCTTATCTACTATGCAGAAAGCACTGCGTATGTAGATTCCTATAAAAAGCTGAATAATGACTGGCGAATTACTGACGGCGGAGAAGAAAGCGGGGTTCTTCGTTTTTACGTTTCTGGAACGCCGCCGGCCGTTTCTACGCCTATTGTTCTCCGGGGTCTGGTCTGGCGTTTTGGTCAGACGATTGTCAGCCGCACGGCGGCTGTGCGCACGCGGTATGTGGTCCAGGCTACGGGGGCGAATTGGTTTACTATCGCTGATCCTGATGCGCCGACTGTGGCTTTGACGCCGGCTGATGTCGGGCTGCCCAGCGGCGTCAAGCTGGCGCTTGAGGTGGACGAGTGGTTAGCTCGGGCGGATCAGGTCGTCACGAGCGTTTCGTTTCCGGCACAGGAAAGCGGCGACAATTATGTTGTGGTCGCGGACGGTCGCGTCGTGTCGTCCGGGACGCTGCCGGAACCCGCTTCCATCGTGGTCGGGGGTTATACGTTCCGCTCTGAGTTTGAAACCAACGTCCTGTTTTTGCAGGGCTCTGTTCCTGCCGACGCCGGCGAGCCTAGCAGATTGTCGCATCCGACGCTGTGGTTGTGGGGCGGGATCGATGCCTGGGTTCAGTCCGGCAATGCCCAGCCTCAGCGCGTCGTCACGGCCACTACGGCCAACCTGATGGATGCTCTTCCGTCTCCCGCTTTCAGACCCGTAACTGTCCACGTTGATAGTGACGCCATGGATGGGGCGACGATAAGGTGCTACACGGAGAGCCCTTACGTATGTGACGTGCTCGGCTTGTCGTATGTCCTTCGCACCAACCCGAGGTGATTCCAATGGAGTGGCGTAAGGCCCGGCCTATTGATTTCTATTTCATTGAGCCTGTCGGCCAGCTTGGCGGGCTGTCTTGGCATCTGATCGTGCCTTATATGGCGCTGAGCGCAGTCAATGAAGACCGGCATGCTCTCGGCTCGCCGCATGGTGTGGCGGCGCTGATCTGGACGGACACTACCGAAGGCGTGCCCATGGTGCGTGGCATAGTCGGCCGTGCGGCTCTCAAGAATAAGAAGGGGGCTTTGAGGGCTGCCAGGAAGTGGCTTGATAATAATGCTGCTGGTGCGTATGCTTATCCTGAGGATGACAACAACCCGGCGTTTGCTAGGCTATTGGCGGCGCTCGGGTTCAAGCGTGTCGATGAAAGGCTCTGGCAGTGGCGGTTCTAGGGACTATTCTTGCTGGCCTGGGGACTGCGGCGGGCGCTTCTGCGGGGGCTGCGGCCGGTGGCATTTTCGGGACGGGTCTCTCGTTCTGGCAGCTTGCTGGGGCCGCTTTCAGTGGCATTGCCACTCTGGCGACTATTTCGGGGAACAACGCGGCGGCCAGCGCTGAGCAGTTTCGTATCAGTCAGCAGCTTGAGGCTGGTGCGCTTGAGGCGGCTCGCACGCGCCGGGCGGTAGAGCGCGAGGGTCAGCAGCTTGCTGCCCGGCGTGCGGCGTCTCTCGCGGCGCAGGGAGGGACTGGTGTTGGCGGGACGTTTGATCTGCTGATGGAGCCTCTCATGGAGACCAGCCTGGAAGGCATCCAGCGGCTGACCGAGATCGAAATGGAGTCGGCGTCTCTGATCCGCCGGTCGCGCGCTGTTTCTAAGGGGACCGCAATGGCCAATATCGGTGCGCTGGCTTCCGGTGCGGCCAGGGCTTTCTCCCTTCTGAGCAGGTAGCATGGCGCGCCCCATCCGCGACGAGCCGACCCGCACGGCCGGCGTTGGCGACCCTATGCGGGCTGCCACTCGGTTCGGCGAGGGGCAGGATTGGATCGATCATGGCACGACTGCGCTCGCCCGGGCTGGCGAGAGTATCGCGAACGTCATTGCCGAGCGCGTCAGTCGCCAGAACGATCTCGCCGACGCTATCACTGCGACCCGGGCCAAGGCTGACATTTCGGTCCGCGTGCAGGATCGAATTCGAAGCCTCGACCCCAGGTCGCCGACTTATACCCAGGATGTCAGCAGGATTGTTGACGAGGAAACGGCATCTGTCCTGTCTGGCGTCTCTTTTGCGCGTTCCAGCGCCAGACAGCAGTTTGAAGCTGATATGGTCGGCGTCAGGGGGCAGCTTACCATTTCGGCGATGTCGCGCCGCGAAAGGGCCTTGGTTGATGACGCCAAGCTGCAGGCGGGACAGGTAATCAATCAGGCGGTAGCTGCTGTGTCCGCCGGGGTCTCGCCCGGGCAGGCCATGTTGCGCCTTGAAGCCGAGCTTGCGCCCATTCTTGCGGCCATTGACCCTGCGGCGCGGGACCGCGTTCTTTTCGAGGCCCGCTCTGCTCTTGCCGGAGAGGCGGTTAAAGCGCTCGTTGACCGGCGGGATTTCGCCGGGGCTGAGGCCATGCTGCGGAATTACGGCGAGCAGAAGCTGCTGTCTCCTAGCGACATTCGGGCGATCAGAAGCGGCATTGAGAAGGAGAAGCGGCAGGCCGCTGCGGAGGCGGCGCTACAGCGCCGCATGGCGGAGGCCGACCTCAGGGATGCAATCGCGACCGCCACGACTGCCGATGAGGCTCGGGCCATTCTTGACGATGCAATTCGGCGCGGGGTCCTGCGTCCTGGTTCGCCTCTCGCGCAGACGTTGCGCCGCCGCATTGAGGTCGGCGTCGCCCGCGAACACACGGCCATGGTCCAGACCATTCTGGACGCGGAGGACAGGCTGAGTCGCGGTGATAGGCTTACCGAAGACCAGGAAATCATGTTCTTCCGGGCGGCCGAACGTTTGGCGGCCGATGAGGCGGCTAGGCGGCTCAAGGAGGCCGGAGAGACGGACGAAGCCAAGATTGCCGAGGCCAGGACGGCCGCGCAGTTGGCGGAGCGCGAGCGGCTCGTTTCGCTGATGTTCAAAACCGATCCGCACCGGGTTCCGACCGTTGTTGCCGGTGCTGCGCGGCGTGTCTTTCCCAGCGCGTCGGATGAGGCCAAGGTCAATTTTCTGACGAATGTTTTCCAGCGGGCGGGGTTCGCTCCGGGCAATATTCCAGATGCGTTCCGGAAGATGGTTTCCGATCTCGACCCCCGTTTCGGCAGCATTCTGGAACAGCTTAACGAAGAGGGCCTTCCGGTGACGGCTAGTGCTTTGGCTGCGGCAGCCCGGGAGTGGGGGCCGCTGGCTTCGGAGCAGAGGGAAGCTCGCCGCAGTGAGTGGCAGCGCCTTACTGGCGGCTCCAAGCCCAGCCTGAACACGGAAGAGCTACTCAACAGCGCTTTTAAGAGGGAGCTTCGTCTGCGCGGTGAGACCGCTCAGATAAGCGGGGCCGTGAGGACGCAGGCGCTTCGCCACATGTCGCGGGCCTTTGAATTCGGCCGCGATCCTGAACAGGCGGCGACGGAGGCGGCACGGTATGTGCTGAACCGGTTCGTTCCTAATCCGCTTGCGCCTGAGCATCGAGAGTGGGCGGCGTATAATCCGGCTCTCGCCATTCCTCCGGACCTCAACAGTTTCGGCCGGCCGCATGTCTATGAGGCCGTCAGGGGTCATCTTCTCTTCAAGCTCGCCGAAAATCTTGTTCCGCTGAACGAGGCTCGTAAGCGCGACGGTCTCCCGGAGCTTGCTCTGCAGGACGTCGATGTCCGCCCCGTGGCGGCCTATGAGGGCGGCCGGGTTGTCGGTATCCAGCTTCTTGTTCGGGCCAAGCGCGACCCCGGGGCGTCGTGGTATCTTGTGCCGAACGCCGAGACCGGGCAGCCTTGGACCTATCGCACGGTCGGCAAGACCATGGAGCAGTTGCGCGAAGAGCTTGGGTTGGTGGATGATATCAGGCAGCGCACGCCTCGGGGCGGCAGCCCTGACAGCGTGCCGAGCTTTGGCATGTTCCCGTAAGGAAGAAAGTGGCTAACAGGCTGAAAATACTTCCGGCGTCGGATGTTCCGCCGCTCGATTTCGCCGCACAGCCCCCGGCGTTGCTCGACGGCGGGCCGATGGGGCTGTCTCGCGTTATCGAGGCGCACGAGGCTGCTGTGTTGGGCGATGCTACGCTTGGCGAACAGCTTGGGGCAGCGTTTCGTGATGTGTCTACAGTTTCTGGCGCTCTCCGCTATTTTCAGAGGCCCACATTCACGCCCGATCCCAGCTTTGATCCGGCTGCGCATCTTACTGGCGAGGACAGGGAGCAGCCCGAAGACGTCATTGGGCGCTACCTTGAGGCTCAGAGCCTGGAAGAGTTGGAGTGGTTGCGTCAGCAGCAGCGGAGGCGCACGAATATCAACCGCATCGCGGAGTCCGGCCCGTTGCCGGGGCTTATGGCGAGGATGCTCGCGGCGGTGGTGGACCCGATCAATCTGCTTCCGCTCGGCTGGGTAGCCCAGCCCGCGCGCATTTTCGGGGCCAGCCTCCGGGTCGGCAGGGTGGCGACGGGGGCGGCGGAGGGTGCTCTCATCGGCGCGGCGGCAACGGCAGCGGCTGAACCTTTCATGCAGGCCGGCGATCCGTTCCGAACCCTTGGCGACGGCTTTGTGGACATAATGCTCGGCGGCGTGCTTGGTGCCGGCCTTGGCGCTGGACTAAGTGCCGCCCTGCGGCGCGGGCCTCGTTCCGACGTGGAATTGTCGCTCCGCGATATGGCGATTGAGGCGGAGGCGAAAAGGATCGATGCTCCGCCGGATGTGCTGCGGGCTGCTGTTCGGCAGGCTGATGAGGCGCTCGACACGGCGGAGAGGCTCGTTAACGGCCCTGTTCCGCGAGCGGCGGAAGAGCCGCTTGTGGCGCGCATCGATGAGCCGCCCAGGCCGGCGGCTCCGGCTGGCGGTGCGGCTGTCGTCAATGAAGATGACTATCTTGTCCGCGCGATCCGGCCGGAGCTTACTCGCGTCATCGGGGAGTCCGTTCTCCGCCCCATCGTGAACACCCTTTCCAGGATTACCGGCGATATTGCTCGCTATCCTGGCTTGCAGCTTGCTCTGAGCCGCTTTAGCGGGGTCCGGGCGGCCATTGCGTCTATCGCGGATGTCGGCGTTCTTACTCGCGCTTCGCGTGAGCTTACGGAAGAGCAGATCGAGGTCGCCATGAAGGCAGCCGAAGACAGGGGCTACGTCTTCGGGGCGGCGGAGGAACGGGCCAGGGTCAAGGCCCGGCTTCTTGAGATGAGCCGCGAAGGTCTTCTCACCGTGACCGATTATGCTCCGTTGTTCTCTCGTATCCAGCTTCTGGAAAACGAGTCGTCTCTGCGCATCGATGACATCGTAAGCTCGACCCGGGCCAAGCTGCGCGAGGCCGGGCTCGACGTTTCGGACCGTGAGCTTGATCGCATGCTGGCGGAGCACGCGCAGTTTACTGCCAATCCACAGCAGTTTGGTGGCGTCTCTCCCGCCCCTGTAGCGGCTCGGCCTATTCTCGACGCGGCTCTTGCAGAGGGCCGGGCTCTCATGGATCGGCTGTTTTCTGAGGCTCAGCGGCTGGGTATCATTCCGGAAGAGATCAAGTCCCGCGACATCGCATACTGGCCGTTGGCCTTTGATCGCGAGGCCATTCTTGCAGATCACCAGGGGTTCCGGAACGCCTTGTTCCGCACACTGAAAGAACAGCAGCGGCGGGCGCTTGATGTGGTCGAGCCTTTCGAGCAGGCGACGGCGGCTTGGTTTGAGCAGGGCCGGGTCAATAGGGAGTCTGCCAGAGCGGCCCGGCAGGCTAGCGATGTGGACAAGGCCAATCGTGAGCTTTACCTTGACTGGCATGCCATGCGCCGCACGCTGGGGCGGTATAATGGCGAGTATAAGCGCATTGCGGCGGCGATGCGGCGGGCTTACGGGGACCAGTTGGCACCCGGCCAGACCATGGATGCCTGGGTAGCTGAGCAGGCTACTGCCCTTGATGCCGCTGGCGTGAATTACCGGCAGGCTTTCGCGGACGAATTGAAGGAATACAGTAAGGCTTTAGCCGAAGAGTTGAACGCTGCGGCGCGTGAGGGTCGGAGACCGCGCGCTGAGATCGTTGACGTTTCTCCCGGCGAGTGGGCGGCCCGGCGGGCCGAAGAGCGCGGCGACTATGACATGGCGGATGCCATGCGCATTGCGGAGTATGCCCAGGCGCGCGAGAACCTGGACCGCGCTGTGCAGACATACGACATGTTCCGGAAGGCAAATAACGACGCTTGGCGGGCCATGACGCGCCCGTTCATCAGTGAGGCGGACAAGAGCAAGTTTCCGCTTGGATACGACATTCCTGCGTTCCGGCCTGCGCGTCCTCTGGCACCGGCGGACTATGAGAAATACCGCAGGCTCGTGCGTGGCGTTAACGAGGACGGGACTACTGCGCGGCTCGCCGATGACGCCTCCATCTGGCGGGAAGTGGATGAAATGTTCGATGCTCTCACTGCCGGAGAGGACCCTTACAGGTTCGCCCAGCTTGGCATGCGTGGCCATCTCAAGCAGCGCGGCATTGAGGTCAACTGGTCGTATATGCAGCCCTATACCGTGCGGTCGTTCCGGGCCATCATGGACAGATACATGACTATGGTCGGCCGCGACGTGGAAGTGATGAAGACTTTCGGCACGTGGAAGCCGGACAAAATCATCAAACGACTGTCCAGAGAGCCTCGCATCATGGCGGAGCGTCTCACTGACGCGGCAGAAAAGGAGTTGAGGTTGGCCCGCGCCTCCGGGGACCAGTCCGCCATTGACGCAGCGGAGCGGAAGCTGAAAGCGGCCAGGGAAGAGGCGGAAGAGATCATGCGCGAGTTTACTCGCGACGCCGAGGTGCTCAAGGCGATGCTCGCCCAGGCGCGCGGGACTTTCAGCCGCCCCCCGAGGACTTCGGCTGAGGCGAAAGCTCAGGCTGCCATTCAGACCGGCATGACGTTCATGTTTCTTACCCGCATGGGTTCGGTCGCTCTCGCGCAGATTGGTGACGCCACTACGGCCGTCTTGAAGCACGGTCTCGTCAAGTTTGCTGGGTCTTACGTAAAGGCGCTGGCGCAGTCTCTGGCGGAGCTTGTGCGCGGTAAGGACCCGGGCACTCTGCGGCTCATGCGCATGCTCGGCACTATGTCTGAGGGCGCTATCTTGACGCACAATCGCATTCTGCACGATGTAGCGCCCAACCCTGCGCAGGGGCCTGTCGGTCGTGCCCTCAACAGGATTGCGCCGGTATTCAGTCGCTTTACTCTCGCGCCGTTCATGAACGACGTCATGCGGCGCGCCGGGGTCAATCTGGTGCAGGACGATTTTGTTCGCATCGTGATGGGGGACGCCCGTTCGGCCGATGCTCGCAGGCTGTGGGCGCAGAGCGGTATTACGCCATCGGAACGGGAAATCCTCCGTGACCTTATCAAGAAGCACGCCAGGGAGGATTGGGCCGGCAATCTTGATCTGCACATTGAAGAGTGGATGTCGGCCTACCCTGAGCTTGCCGACAAGGTGCGGGCCGCCATCCACCATGGCGCGCAGCGGGTCATCATTACGCCGACAGCCGCTGACACGCCCATTTGGACGCAGACTACGCTCGGGCGGCCCGTCACGCAGTTTAAGCGGTTTGTCATTGCCACCGTTCCTCAGCTTCTTATCCCGACTTTTCAGTCGCCGGGGCTTCGGAAGCTTGAGGTTGCTCTGGCGGCGGCCATGTTCGGCACGCTCTCTGTCATTTCCAGGGACTACAATACGCTTGGCTACATAAAGGACCGCTCGGCCGCGCAGTGGGTTATTGACTCGCTCAACATGAGCGGCCTTACTTCCATGATCTATGAGCCCGGGGCTACGCTTGCCACCATCAATTCGTATCTGTCCATTGAGAACCAGCTTACGGGTGAGGTCCCCGAGCGGTATTTTGAGCGAAATCTGGTCGGGCAAATTCTCGGTCCGCTTGCCGGCACGGTCTTCCATGATATCCCGAGGGCGCTTTGGTTCACGACGGCTGCCCTGTCTGATCGTCTCCGCTATAGTCCGCGCGATGTGGCGGCGTTCAGGTCGCTTATTCCGGGGCAGAACCACATTATTGCCCGCCACCCCATTGATCTGCTAGAAGCGGAAATAGGTGGTAGAGAGCGCGGCCCTGCTGTGGAAATGCTCAAATGACAATCTCCGTTGACCAGTCTCGCGTCGTTCATGTCGCCAACGGGACGGCGACGTTCTTTTCGTCCTCTCCGATTGAGGGGCTGGACGCGACCAACGTCAAGGTCACCACGATCAGCACGACCGGGACCGAAACGGTTCGGGTTCTTGGTGTGGACTATATTATCACAACCGGCGGCATTACGTTCGCCAGCCCGCCCGCCAACGGGACTTCGGTTGTCATTCAGCGCATCGTTCCTCTGCTACAGCCTGATCAGTATCTCGTGAACGCACCTTTCCCGGCCCGGGTTACCGAGTCGCGGTTCGATCAGGTTGTCATGGGCTTGCAGCAGCTTTCTGATGAGCTTAACAGGACGCTGCGGGTATCCATTGGCGAGGGGGCTGCTGTTGCTCTGCTGCCTCGACCCGCGCAGAGGGCCAACCGTCTGCTCGGGTTTGATGCGGCCGGGGCTCCCGTCGCAGTTACTGGTAATCAGATAGGCGATGTCCTGATCACGCCGTTCGGCGAGGCGCTTGTTGCATCGCCGAATGCGGCTGCGGCACGGACAGAGTTGGAATTGGGGACGGCGGCACTGTTCGATGTCGGCACCGCTGCGACTGAGATCGTCCAGCTTGATTCGACTGCCAAACTGCCTGCCGTCGATGGATCGCAGTTGACTGGTCTTACCGCCAGTCAGATTTCCGGCCTCCCGCCTCCGGTGGGCCTCTCCGAGCATCGCGGTCTGACGATTGCGAACACATCGAGCAGTGAGAACACCACGCTTAACGTGTCGTGGTCCAGTCTGATCTTGGAGAATTCTGCTGGCGAGATTGTGCGCGTCGGTGCCGCAAGTGGAACGGTCGCGATCACGTCGTCTGGGGCGAACGGACTGGACACCGGCACGGAAGCCGCCAACACGTGGTATCACGTGTGGGGCATCTGGGGCTCGACGCCCGGCCCTGCGCGCCTGCTCTCGGCGTCCGCCACGTCGCCGACGCTGCCGGCCGGCTACACGCACCGCTGCTACCTCGGAGCGGTATATAACGACTCGTCAAGCAATTTTGTGCGCATCTCCCAGCGCAGGAAGCGTGTGGACTACACGACGCACCGCACGATCTATGAGGGAGGCGTGGCGGCTGCGACTTGGACTGCGATCAGCATTTCGGCCTTCTTCCCGCCTACGGCCGTGGCGATACGCATTGCACAGGGCGGAGACCCTGGAAACGGAATCGCCCCCCGAAGCACAGGAGTCGGCGGCAGCTATACGCGGCGAGGGAATTTCGGAAACGGGAACGCGATGGGCGTGTTTCCGACCGCGCGTGACGGCTGGGCGACACACGAGATTACGATGCCGCCCGGTAATGATACGGTCTACGTTTGGGTCACGACTGCGGTGACTATCACCATGTCCGCCATCGGTTGGAGCTACGAGTGATGTGGCACTACTACCGCACCCCTGCCGGCGTGATCCGGTCGGAAGCGGCGAACCTGCCGTATCCTGCCGCCGCGCCGGAGGACTACGCGGAGCCTCCGCCCCGCCGTCTCGCGTGGCACGAATTTCGCGACCTTCTGTCTGCGGAGAAGCAGCTTGCCGTTGCCCGGGCCGTGCGGGATGATCCGCGCCTGCTCATTTTCCTGCTCGACGCTGTGGCGCAGGGCGTCGACCTCGACGGCCCCCGCACTGCGGGAGCCCTTGGTATGCTCGTCGCTTCGGGCCTGATTACGAACGAAGAGCGAGAGACCCTGGCCAGGGGCCAGCCGATTTCGGCCGCCGAGGCCGCTTCGCGGCAGTCTTGACGGCGAGATGCACACGGGCTTAGACACCGGCATGGGCTCCGATCAGGTGACACACCGCGATCTGGCGGGGCTCGGGTCGCAGCTAGCGGACCTGAGAGAGCGTCTTGCCAGGATTGAAGAGCAGCTTCGGGTTGTCAGGGGGACAGTCGAGACGCTTCCGGGGCGCGTGTCGGTCTTGGAGCGCTGGCGCACTCAGGTGCTGGCAATAGGGTCTGCGGTTGCGGCCGCAGTGTCGTTCTTCGTAGCCGAGATCAAGCGCATCATCTTCTGACATGGCGATGCTGTCTTTTCATCCTAGCCACAAGGCTTTCGTGTGGACCGGAACGTTTCAAGAGGCCAAAGACGCGGCCGGCGATCTGTCAGGCTGGACGCAGACCACTGTCGCACCCGCCGGCATGGTGCGGTATTACACGGCCGACTATCACACCCGGCCCATGTTCAATCCTTGGGCCGCTCTGCATTTCTGGACGGTAGCGGATGATGAGGCCAAGGCCGCCCTGAAACCGTTCAAGGAGCAATACGATCTGTCGTTTGCCCTGGACGCTCCGCCCCTCGACATTCCTCTGCCACCGGGCCGGGCGCTGTTCCCTTTCCAGGTGGCAGGCGTGTCCTACTCTCTGGCGAGACCGCATTCGCTTATCGGCGACCCCATGGGCCTTGGCAAGACGGTCCAGGCCCTTGCCATGGTCAACATCACGATGGCGCGGCGCGTGCTTGTCATCTGTCCCGCTGCCGTTCTCTGGCAGTGGCGGGACATGATCAGGGATTGGACTGTTCCTCTGCGTCCCGGGCGGCCGGACGGCGTTTTCGTGATCGCAACGAAGCGGCATGGTGTCCACCCCACGGCTCGCTTCGTGTTGGTGTCCTATGACCGCATGCGGACGGAGATCGGCCGGGCTCTGGCGCGCGAGCGTTGGGATATGACCATTCTCGACGAGGCGCACTACCTGCGCAATCATAGCGCGCAGAGAACGCGGGCCGTCCTGGGGGCCTGGGATGAGCGCCAGAAGGCAACGTGGCCGGGGGTCGTAGACAGCAGCGCCCGCGTGGTGGCGCTGACTGGCACGCCGTTAGTGGCGCGGCCGCGAGAGTGCTACACGCTGGGCCGGGCTCTCGATTGGGAGGCTCTGGGCTGGATGTCCGAGGAAGCGTTCCAGAGCCGGTTCAATCCGTCCATGACGGAGTGGTGGGAAGACAAGAGCGGGCTCATGCGCCCGCGTCTGATCGAGCGGGTCGGCCGTTTGCCGGAGCTTCAAGCCCGCCTTCGTTGCGGCTTCATGGTGCGCCGAGAGAAGGAAGCAGCCGCGCCGCAGCTTCCGGCTAAGCTATATTCGGTAATCGAGCTTGGCAACGCGGAGACTGACTGCATCGTGCGGGCCGAGAGGCTGCTTGATGTCGATCCTTCCAGCCTTGAGGACATCCCCATTGAGCTTCGCGGCCATGTGGCGGCTCTCCGCAAAGAGATGGGCATAGCCATGGTTCCGCTGGTGGTGGACTATGTAAAACTGCTGGCGGAGGGAGCAGAAGATGAGCCAGTGGTGCTTTATGCTTACCATCTGGAAGTAATCGCGCAGCTTGCTGAGAAGCTCAAGTCGTTGAGGCCCGTCGTTGTGACTGGTTCTACTTCACCTGTTCTTCGCCAGAAGGCGACTAAGACTTTCGCGGCCGATCCCAATTGCCGGCTGTTCATAGGACAGTTGCAAGCGGCTGGCACCGGCATTGACGGCCTACAGACCCGGGGGCGGCGTATCGTGTTCGCGGAACCGTCATGGTTGCCATCCGAGAACGAGCAGTGCGTCGATCGGCTGCACAGGGTCGGGCAGACGAGGACCGTGCAGATAGATTTCCTGGTGCCCCGGGACAGCATGAATGCCCGCATCATAAGCCGGGCAGTCGAGCGGCTGCGGGTGATCCACGTTGCGCTTGACAGCCGGGCAGCGTGACGATACGTTCCCGCTGCCTTTCACACCAAAGGAGACACGACATGGGCGAAACCGTAACAGTGGCGTTTTCTGTCAGGCACAATCTCGGCAACTACGAGCACGCCGAGCTTAAGGTCGAGGTTGGCGCTGCGGCCGAGCCGGGAGAGGCTCTTTCGAAGGCTTCTGAGCTTCAAGCCCAGCTTGTCAAGCTGGTGTCGCGTGAGCGCTGGGAAGAGCTACAGCAGGTGCGGCCGGCTGCGGTCGCGACCGTAGAAGTGAAGGCCCCGGCCGCTACGCCGGTGCAAGATGCGACTGAGCCCGCCAAGGCCGAGGAAGCCCCCGCCCAGAGCGGAGACATCCTGGATGAACAGCCGAAGCGGCGCGGTCGTCCGGCCGGCAAGGTCGAGCCCAAGGACGATACTGGCGACCCGCTCAGCCTCGAAGAGAGCGGCGCGGCAACGCCTACCGGTTTGCGCCGCAGGATCATCGCCTGGGCTGCGACATCGCCCACCAACCACGCGACACTGACGCGCACGCTGCAAGTGACTGGTTTCGACAAGCTGCGTGATGTGCCCGATGACGAGCTTCCTGCCCTTGTGGCCGTCCTCGGGCTGGATGTATGAGCGGTCGCAGTCACTCGCCATACTCGCCGAGCAGTGCTTTCCGGTGGATGCATTGCTCGGCTTCTGTCGCGCTGTCCCTGAGCGCTGAGGCTCTCGGCCTTGGCGGCGGGGACAGCCGCGCGGCGCGGATCGGCACGGTGGCCATGGCCATTCTTGAGCGCATGCTGCCGCGCGATGGAGACCCGGGGGCCAGCTTTGAAGACGCGCTCATGCTCGCATGCGCAGAGGGGATCGTAGACATAACCGAGGTTGAGGCCGACATGCGGCCCACGCTAGAGCGCGCTGTTCAAGTGATCGCCCCTTATGCCCTGTCGGCGTCGCATTACGGCGTAGAGGCCCTCGTCAATATTCCTCAAATACCCGCGTCGGGGCACGCGGACTTCTACGCGGTTTTTCTTGAGCCGGGCAAAGAGAAGATAGTAGTCATCGACTACAAGCACGGCGAAGGACTTCTTGTAGAGGCCAAAAAGAACCCGCAGTTGCTTCTCTATGCTGCCGGCGTTGCCGACATGTTTAATCTGATCTCGCCGAGTATTCAGGTGACGCTCATCGTTATTCAGCCCAGGCATGTTGCTGGTGGGGTCAAAATTTGGACAACGACACTCGGCGAGGTGCTGGCTTTTGCTGACGAGGCCGGCGCTCGGGCACGCAGTCAGACATACAAGACCGGCGATCATTGCCGGTTCTGCGCGGCAGCGCCCATTTGCGGGCTGCGCATCAAGGAGATGGAAGCTGCAGCCAGTTACGATCCTGAGGCCGTAGTCCACGACGCCAGCGGCGAGATCATGGCCAGCGTTCTCGACAAGGCCCGCCGCGTCAAGGACCTTATCGACAGGACGGAGAAGGCCGCTATCGCCCGGTTGATGGCCGGCCGTGACGTGCCGGGCTGGGCTCTTGGCGAAGGTCCTGGCAGGCTTGTGTGGAAGAGTGGCGCTGAGGAAGCGCTTGTCGCAGCCTACGGCGAGCGGGCCTATGAGAAATCTCTATTGTCGCCAGCGCAAGTCCGCGATACGATGCCTGACGGGACGGCACTTGTGGCGCAGCACGCATTCCGCCGTCCCGGCAAACCGACCCTGAAACCGAAAGGAACCTGAAATGAAGGCTACTCCCATCGAAACCCCTGAGCTTCTTGTCACTCGTGCGGCGCTGTTGGAGCCTGACACGGCCCGGAAGATCGGCAACAAGGTCATCGGGAACGACAAATTCCGCCTTGAGGGGTTCTTTGACCCCACGACTTCCGAGGGTCAGGCTTTCGTGAAGGCGGTCATGGCCGCCGTCAAGGAGACGACCGAGGACGCGGCGGCTGTCGTTCGCGCCGCCTTCCCGACCGTGGAAGAGCTTATCGAGGCCGCTCGGAGCCGGAAGGTCAAAACGGAAGAAGATGAAACCGCGAAGCGGCGGCGCATTGCTGCGATGGAGAAGATCGCGGCGCGGTCCGGAGCGAGGGCTAGGAGGCTGCGGGCTTCCACGTCCTACGGGCCGGTCTCCGTCGTGCTCGCTAACGGCCGTGACGCGACCGCCAAGGACATCTTCCCCGGCGTTACTGCGGTCGCGCAGGTCACGCCCAATGTCTTTGCCGCCGAATTCAAGGGCGGTGAGGACATGCTGTCGTTCTGGCTCGGCCCGGTTCTGATCGTCCGCTCCGGCGAGCGGCTGTTCGGCGGCGGGCCTAATGCGCGGGATGTGTTCGCGGCGCGCATCTCCGGTGGTGTGTCTGACCTCGATCTGGGCTCCGAGGAAGTGCCGTTCTGAACCTGGGAGGGGGCTTCGGCCCCCTCTTGATCTGCGGAAGCACAATGATCTACGTCTCTCTCGATTTTGAGACGCGCAGCGTGCTCGACCTCAAGCGTGTTGGCGCTTGGCGATACGCCTCTGACCGCTCGACCGTCGTGTTGTGTCTGGTATGGCGTGTCGCCGACGATGCGCGCGTGTGGGTTCCGATGAGAGACCCTCCGCCGGATGATCTGATCAGGCTGGCCGAAGAGGCCGCGCAGGGCCGGGCCGTGTTCTGCGCCTGGAACGCGGCATTCGAGTGGGCGATCTGGCACCTTAACCTTCGCCCCCGGCTTGGCGAAGCTCTGCCGGAAGTGCCCAGGTCTTCTTGGCGCTGCACCATGACCGAAGCGCTGATGCAGGGCTGGCCGGGCAAGCTGGAAATGGCGGCGAAAGCTATGAACCTTACCGGCAAAGACCAGCGCGGGGAAGCACTTTTACGCCGCTGCGGGGCTACTGGCGAGCGGTTCAACGCCGCAGATTTCCAGGCGCTAGTCGAGTATTGCGTTCAAGACACGGCGGTAGAAGCAAACGTCAGAAAGAGACTGATAGAATATAAAGGCCCATGGACGGCCAGAGAGCGAAAGATCGAGCTTCTGGACCATGAAATCAACAGGCGCGGCGTTCGCGTTGACTTGTCGGCGGCGAAGGCTGTTCTTTTCGCCGTAGAGGAAGCCACGGCGAAATCCAACGCACTGCTGGCGAGTATTACCGGCGGGGTCGTGACTTCTGCTACGCAGGCGGCCAGACTTCGCGAATGGGCTGCGGGCCAGGGGGTTCCTCTGCCGGACTTGACGGCAGGCACGGTTGAGCGCGCACTGGCCCGAGATGATCTGCCGCAACATGTCCGGTCTGTTCTGACGATCCGGGCTTCGGCCGGCGGGTCCGCTGTCAAGAAGCTCCATCCGCTGCTTGAGGTGCCGGACCCCGTGGATTGGCGGGCGCGCGGCTTGCTGCAATACCATGGAGCCGCTGCCACTGGCCGCTGGGCCGGCAGACTGATACAGCCCCAAAACTTTCCCCGGCCGCTTCTCAAGGGTGTGGATGGTGAAGAGCTTATAGAGACCTTCGTCTCGGGACGGGCTCTGGAACGCTGGGGGTCTGACATCTTCTCGGCTGCATCTGACGCATTGCGCCCGCTCATCACCGCCACACCCGGCAACAGACTGGTGCGGGCCGATTTGAGCGCCATCGAAGCGCGGCTCGTGCTGTGGTTGGCCGGGCACACGGATGCTATGGCCCTGTTCAAGACGGGGGCTTGCATCTACTGCGAAATGGCGTCGGCCGTGTATGGTCGAGCTATCAACAAAGTCGAACATCCGGAAGAGCGCTTCGTCGGTAAGGTCATCGTTCTAGGCTGCGGCTATCAGATGGGGCCTGCCCAGTTCTTGGCGCACGCCGAGAGTGTCGGTCTGACGATCACTGAGCAGCAAGCGGAAGAGTATGTCAATGCCTACCGCCGGCGCTGGTGGCGCGTGCCGAAACTGTGGGCCGGCTTGGAGCGGGCATGTTTCGAAGCGGCCCGGACCGGCCGCCAGACAAGTTATGGTGGCGTAGACTTCGCCACTCGAAACGGGGCCATCCTGTGCCGGCTGCCTAGCGGCCGGGTGCTGACGTGGCAGGACGCGCAAATCGCTCCCGGCCGCTTCGGGACTGAACAGGTTTCTGTGCGGCGCGTCAAGGAAGGCCGGTGGGAGCGCGTTGACCTTTACGGCGGCATAATCACGGAGCGGGTGACGCAAGCACTCGCGCGGGATGTGCTGGCGGAGGCCATTCTCCGCGCAGAGGCTGCGGGCCTTAACGTCGTCCTTACAGTGCACGATGAAATCGTCTGCGACACGGATGCTCAGGACGCCGAGGCCCGGTTGACGCAGTGTCTGACCGAGCCGCCGCAGTGGGCTCCGGACTTGCCGCTCGCGGCGGAAGCTACGGCTTCGTTCCGGTATGGGAAGTGACATGGGGAAGATGCAGCGTGACAAGGGCAAGCGGGGCGAGCGCGAAGCGGCCAAGCTGCTTTCCGACTTCGGCTATCCTGCCCGGCGGGCGCAGCAATACAGCGGCGTGGCCGGGACCGCTGATCTGGTCTGCCCGTCATTTGACGACGAAGCAGTCTGCATTGAAGTCAAGAACACGGCGAGGCCGAACATCAGTGCATGGATCGACAAGGCTTGGCAGGACTGTTTGGCGGAGATGAAGAGCTTCGTCATCATGTGGAAGCGTCCACGGGATGATTGGTATGTCATCATGCCCGCTGCGACCTTCCTTTCGGTCGCGAGGCGGGGTATCAAGCCCAAGAAACTTCCTGATGGCCTCGGCGATGAAGACGAAACCGACTGACACCGCAGAAGTGCGACGGCTCAAGGCGCACATTCGGCGTCTTGAGAGGGCGTTACGTGACGCGGAAGAGCGTGAGCTATCCTTCCGGGAGGTAGAGAAGACGATCTTCGGTCTAGCGGCGGCACCGCACAATAAGCTCACTTTTCTTTCGAAAGAAGAGCCGCCGGCTGTTCATGCCCCCGGGACGCCTGTTTTGTGCCTGTCGGACTGGCATGTCGGCGAGGTCGTCAAGTCTACCGAAACTGGCGGCATCAATGCTTTCAACAATTCGATCCTTAAGCGGCGCGTGAAGAAGGTTCTGGCGTCGACCGTAGACATCGCGAATAATCATATGACCAATCCCAAGTATCCGGAAATAGTGACGCCGCTGCTTGGCGATTTCGTCTCGGGGGAAATCCACGATGAGTTGACCAGGACTAACGACCTTAGCGTATTTCAGTCAATTCTACGGGCCGCCGATCTTTTGACCGACGCCCTTGTCTTGCTGGCCTCAGTATTCGGGAAGGTGAGAGCGCCCGCTGTGTGCGGCAATCATGGCCGGGCCGACAAGAAATTCGCCTCCAAGACTTTCACTTTCCGGAATGCCGACTGGCTTATCTATCAGATCGTCAGAGCCCGGCTGCAAGAGGCGGGGCTGAACGATAAAGTCATAGTCTCAGTGGATGAGACGAACGAAGCTCTTTTCGACGTCCACGGCACGCGGTTCCTCGCCGTTCACGGACACGATCTCGGCGTCAAGGGCGGGGACGGCATGATCGGCCCCCTCGGCCCCATCATGCGTGGCCGGTTGAAGATGGAGGCTCAGCAGGCTGCCCAGGGGCGGCGCTTTGATGTCCTGCTCATGGGCCACTGGCATTTTGATGTCTACCTGCCGGGCACCGTCGTCTGCGGAACCCTGAAAGGGTATGACGAATTTGCCAAGGGCGCTCTGCGGGCCAAGCCGGTCCCTCCGTCTCAAACCCTCTTTTTCGTCCACCCGAGTTATGGTATCACTAGCCATTGGCGCATCTTTGCTGAGCGCCACACGATGAGAAGGAGATAGCACACCATGCCTGACAACACTTCGGCTCGTCTGCTCAACACCGCCGCTGCGCTCGTCGATGGAGATCGCAAGGCGCGGCACGGCGCGAACAGGCGGGCGGCCTTCGCTGCCACCGCCGCTCTCTGGAACGCATACCTCATGAGCCGGGAAGACCCGGACGATCTGATTACCGCCAGGGATGTAGCGTGGATGATGGTATTGTTAAAGATTTCGCGATCCAACCAGGGAGATCAGAGCTTCGATGACCACTATGTCGATGCTTGCGGCTATGCCGCCATCGCCGGCGAAATCTCTATTGACCGATACGGCTCTACAGTCTAAAGAGCGCATGGTATCGTTTCGTCTTACCCGTGAGAGGGATCATGCCTGAGCAGCTTATGACCATCGCCGAAGCGGCCCGCTACTGCAGCGTCACGCCGAGCGCTATTCGGCGCGCCTTCCGGGAGAGCGGCGGACCGCTTCACGAAATGGCGTCGCCCATGCAGTATGGGGCGCGCATCGTGCAGGGGGTCAGCAAGGCAGACGTCGACCGGCTCCGGGCCGCCGGTTTCCTGTGCAGCCGCCCCGGCCGGCGACGCGGCGGCATCACCCGGCGCAAGGTCTTCAACGCCGCCAGCTAGGAGGTAGCTCCATGAATGAAGTGCTTGAAGCCGCGATCAGGTGGTCGCGGCGGATGGACTGGCCTGTATTCCCAACCCGAAACAAAAAGCCATTGACGGGTGGGCAAAGTTGGAAGACCTACGCCAGCCGAAACCCGGACAAAATCCGGGCGATGGACTGGGAAGAGGCTGACGGCTACGGTGTCGCCCTGCCGGACGATTGGCTGGTCATCGATCTTGATGCGGTCGACAGCCCGCACGGGCCTAATCTTGAACCGGCAATGAAGACCTTGAAGAAGGAGATGCCGGGCGCGGCGGAGTGCATCCACAACGGCACGGCGCTTTGCGTTCTCACTCCGCGCGGCGGGATGCATGCCTATTTCCGGCACGACAAGTCTTTCGACCTCTCGCAGACGAAATACCCGAATGTTGATCTGCGCGTTGGTGGAAAGGGCTATGTCGTAGGCCCGGAGAGCCCGGGCTATCATGTCATCATTTGGGGCGAAGCCGACGTGCGCCATGCTCTCAGCAGGCTTGATGCGCCTGTCGCACAGTGCCTCGCCCCTTTCCTGACCGCCCGGCGCTAAAAAGCCTATCCGCACAATCAAAGGCTGCTGCGGACCTGCTGCTGGGCGAAAAGGCTGACAATCAGCCGAGCGGAGAGGACCATCTTCGCTTCGTGCTGGCGTGCCATCTCCGCGATCTCGGCTTCTCGGAAGAGCAGGCCCGAGCCCGGCTGCACGTGTGGAACGAGCATGAGTGCCGATATCCTCGGGACCCGGCCGAGATAGACAAGGCGGTCACTAACGCCTACACCTATGCGCGCGATGTGCCCGGCAACCGGGCCATCCCGACTGCCCATGAAGCTTTCGCCGCCAGGATCGAGGCGGAACAGCCGGAACCCGTGCCAGAGACACCGCTCGGCCGGATGCTGGCCACCCTGCGCTCCTACGGCTACAGGGCGCACGGGCACACTGCCGATCAGGTCGACAGCATTCCGCCGCCGTCATGGCTTGTGCCGGGCTACATCATGACCGAAGGCTTTACCCTGCTCTACGGTCCGCCCAAGAACGGCAAGAGCTACGTAGCCCTCGATCTTGCCCTTGCGGTCGTGCACGGCAAGCCGTGGCTTGGCCATGTCGCCCTGCCGGTCGAGCCCGGGGCTGTCCTGTATCTGGCGCTGGAAGGCATGTATGAGACGCTGCGCCGCGCCAAGGCGTGGTGCAAGCATCATGGCGTGGAACCTTCCGACAAGCTGTATGCCATCAGCGGCCTTCGTTTCTATGACGACAGCATCAATCCGGCGCTAAAGGCTGCCATCGCCGCAATACCGGACCTGCGCTGCATCGTCATTGACACCCTGGCCCGGGCCGCCGTGGGGCTGGACGAAAACTCCGCCCGGGACCAGGGCTTCCTGGTCGATCGGCTAGATCGTCTTGCCGAAGATGCCAAGGTGCCGGTGATCGCCGTGCATCACACGGGCAAGGACGTGTCGCGCGGCACCCGAGGGTCGAACGCTCTGCCCGCAGCCGCCGCAGGGTCCATCCTGGTGCAGCGGCGCGACGATGGCTGTCTGGCGCTCAGTGTGACGGATATCAGGCGCGGGTCTGGTGGCCGGCCCATGATCTTGCGGCCGATCCCCGTCGAGACCGAGGGGGAGATCGTGTGGCAGGCGCGGCCGGACATGGAGGCGGACGGTGCGCCGGTGCCGCGCGGCAGCGTGGATGCCGAAATCCTGCGCGCGGTCGTGTCCGCCCTGTGCTCCGGAGTGGACACGGAAATCATAACCGAGAGCCGCTTCCTTGCGAAAGTCGCAGCCCATGCGCCCGCGCACCTCGACCAGACCGTAGTCAGGCGGACTGCCGAGCGGCTGCTCGACACGCTGCCGGCCCTGCGCGAGCGCCGCACGGCCCACGGCGTGGCCTTGCTACAACCCGAGGATCGGGCTACATTGGAGCGTCACTTAGAGGGACACAATGGCGAAGCAGGATAACAAGGGCAGGATCGGCATCAACACGGCGGTGCGCGCCGCCATGTCGGCTACTGACCGCGAAGCGCTGAGAAAGAAGATCGAGGCCATGACGCCTAACGAGCGGGCGGCGCGCCTGACCAGCGTGCGGGCTTACCGCCGGCAGATCGATGTGGCGCTGGTCCAGGCCATGCAGGGCAAGCTTAGCCCCGGCACGCTCAAGGAGATCGTCGCAGCGGCCCGGGAAGGCGCGGCCCTGCTCATGAGCGAGAAGCTTCTGGAAGCGAAGAGCATCAAGGACGTCGAGCCGGTGCACGAGGCCGGGCCGGACGGCGGGGCCAAACTGCCCGAATACATCCCGGAGTATCAGAGCGTCAAGGTCGAGCGCACTACCGGCATCGGGCCGACCGGCGAGCCCATCGATACGACGGTGGTCACGGTCGAGGGCGGGCCGGAGCTTGCGAGGAAGGTCGCTGCTCTTGATGTGGGGGCGGCCGTTGACCGGCACGTGCCGGAAGCCCTCCCCGAGCAGCCGAAAGAGTCCATGACGGCCAAGCTTACGCGCGAAAGCACCATGGGATCAGGGGGCACGGCCGTCGCGCCCTCCGACCACACGGTGGACCCCGGCGAGGTCGAATTCGCAGTTGAAGCGGTCGACGATGAGGATTGAGGCTGTCGGGCTGCCGATCCACGCAGCCGCCGAAGAGGGGCTTATCAGTCATGACGAGCCCTTGGCGGTAGAACACGTTCCGTCCGGCCATCGCCTAGTAGCGAAGCTAAAGCCGGACGGAACGGTCATAACCCTGCACGGTGCCATTCTGCTCGGCTGCGTCACCATCGCAGCCGGGCCAGTCACGTTTCCACCGCCGCGTAAAGAAGACGGAAACGAGCCCCCTTCGGCCGCTCTGACGGCAGGCGGTTAGTCGGCAACCATTCGACGACGAAGGTGCCGGTGAGGTTGCCGCTGCGCACCATGATAGCCTCTGGCAGATCATCCCCGGCCGCCTTGGCGGCTTCCTTGACAGCCTGCGCAGCCGTATTCCAGAGATCGGCATCAGGCCGCTTGCTCATGCTGACCCTCCGCCGTATCAATGAAGAACATGCGCATGTCATAGAGCCGGTATCCGGACGGTGCGCCGGCCTTGTCATAGGTCCAAGCCACCTCCCAGAACACCCGCACCGGACGGCCTTCAATCGTGCCAGTAACCGCCACAGAAGACAGCAGGCGGTTTATCTCCCAAGCCCTGCGCACATAGCGCTCGGCCCGGGACCTCAGGTCCAATTCATCAGCCATAGACAGTCTCCTTCTGTTGCAACACGTCTTGCATTTTCAGACCGCGACGCGGCACTGGCCAGACAGCCAGAAGCGTCGAAAGCCATGACGACAGCACGCCAAGGCGCAGCGCGTCAAGGTCGACATAGGCAGTCCCGCACCACACGAGACGGCAGCCGTCCGCGACAGGCTCCATGACCAAGTATGGCGTCACGCTGATGGGCGGCCAGTCCGAAGACGGGCCGAGGGCATTGAGCACACCGTCCAGCAACAGGACGGCATGCACCCGGCCGAGCGGGATCACCCGAAGCCATCGCTCCCCATAGACGAAAGAGCAGTAGGCCCTCGGAGCCCGCCACCTGAAACGCACGCCGTCCTTGGGCAAGTGCGCGCAGGACAGATGGACCTCTGGGATCATGGCCGCGCCTGCTCTTCCTCGATCCGGCATGTCTCAAAGCGCGCCGGGTCGATGTGCGTGACGTTGACCTCCCGCACGAAGCGCCTAGCATCCGCTTCCGCACTTTCGCGGGTGCGGCCGTGCCCGACCATGATGCGGCCAGCCCGGCCGCCAACGTCGAACAGGACCATCCACTCGCCCGGCTTGATGCCGGCAGTCCGGGCCAGTTTCAGGATTTTAGACGCTTCTGCGTTTCGCGGTGGCGGGTATCCAGCCGCGATAAGCGCGTCGGCAAGCGAGATTGTCTGCACCATGGGATCACTCCGTGAGACTCGCATCAAGCCGCAAGATTTCGTCTCGCGCCTTGGCCACATCCAACCAGGCGCGACGGCACACGCGCAACCATCCGATGGCGCGAGCCCTGGGGTCTGCAAGGCGGCGCGACAGTGCCGCCATGCCCGGGTCGACGGCGGGACGGCCCAGCGCCGGAACCGCCCGCCCCCTCACATCAACGATCCAGTCTGTCCTGTTCATGGCTTTCTCCTTTGCTAGCGCCCCGTGGGATCACGTGGCACAGTCGACGTCGGGCCGGAAAGTCCTTACCGGCACCCGGAAGGTTTCATCATCCCACAGCCTTGCGATAGGGTGCAGCTTGTCGGTCTTCATGAAGAGGTCAGTCGCCCCGTCATGGGCAAACGACTTGACAAAGAGCGGGATGTCAAGAACCTGAAACGCGGCATTGATCCGCCGCCGGGTCTCGCGGTCATGGTAGCCGCCCGTAGAGACGAACACGTTGCCATCGCCGTCGACCCGGACGATGTTCACTCCATAGTAGGACACGACCGTCTCATGGCGAACGAGGGTGCCCGCGAAAGCGCGGCCGGTCCTCGGGTTGATCAGCTTCTCGCTCTTGCGCATGGCACTACTCTTCATCCTCTTCATCGTCAGGTTCAGGTTCGAACCCGTAATCCTCCAAATCGTAGTCGTTGACTTCGAAAATGACGCGATCATTAAGGCCGGTCTCGAAGGCGTCCACCATCTCGCAATGGTTGGGCCAGTCCTCAATGTAGTAGTCCTCAGCGCCGTTCTCTTCCGCCGCCCTGATTGCCTCTTCCTTGGTCTTGAACGGCCCGATTGCATCGTCCGGGTCTCCATTCAGAACGACAGCAAATCCGCCGTCGCCAAACTTGGAGAAGTCCGGCCCAGCCTTCCATGCGGCCGAGAGACAGAGCATTTCGTGGTATTGCTTGACGTTCTCGGGCGTGACTACTGAGCCCAGACCTACCCAATCGAAGGTCTTGTTGATCGCATCGCCGATGCGGGGCAGGCAGTCCATCGACAGGCCGGTGGCATGACGCCAGCCCTGCCTGTAGGCGTCGGCCAGATAGACGTTCGCTTCATACTCTTTCGGCACAACGATCTTAGGCATCATCACCTCCATCGGTTGCGGGCGCATTGTTATCAGTCCTGCCCGGCTATGTCAAGCCATTTTCGCGCCCGGCCAGCCGCCACCCGCTTCATCCTGCCGCCGCCCCCGCAGCGCGCCGGTCACTGGCGCAATGGGCGGGCCGCTATCGGTTCGCGGGACTGCCCCATGGGATCACGGCCGATGGCAATCGCGCCCCGGGCCTGCATTCCTGCTATGCCTTCCGGGCATGGCTTGCTGGCATGAATTTTGCGCAAACCTGCTATGTGTCTGGCGCATGCCGGATGCCATGCGTGCTGATCATACCTTCCGAGCCCGGGTTGTGTCCAGCAGATATAGCTTTAGTGCAGATCTGACATGTGATAAAAGCGCGGCTCCCGCTTGCCGGTTCGTGGGACTATCGCATTGCGGCATCGTGCCGTGTCCACTAGGAGAGTGACAATGGTGCACGAATGGGAGCATGATCGCATCGCGGATCGTCTTGTCACACTGGCGTTGCGGGCAGAGCGTGACGGCCGCTTGCGCTTCGCGGCAGCACTCTACCGCGCGGCCGGGACGATCTTCGCTGCGGTCGCACGTGATGCGAGCGATCCGGATGCACGCCACTATGCGGCACTCTGCCGCGAATGGGCACGTAAGGCAATCGGAGGCGACAATGAGTAACAATCCGGATGTAGTGGCCGCGTGTGCTGCGGTTGCGGCCGTGCGCGGCAGGCACCACGATGCGGCCTCGCTCTATCGTGAGGCTGCACGTCTGTATCGCAGCGTAGCCGCCAGCATGCCCGGCTCACTCGGCGAGACCCTGTATGTGGCACTCGCCAACCATGCCGAGAACATGGCGGATCATTACGACAATCAGGCAATCGGAGGCGACAATGAGTGACAAGACAGAGATCACAGCCGCGACAAAGATCGCCCTCATTGTGTCAAAAACCGCAGATAGAGAATAACCATGGTCCGTGCTGACATCGACCGCGCTTCTGACTGCGAAGATGAAATGAAAGGAAGGTGACCATGATCTACCGTGAGGCTGCAATCATCCTGCCGACGAATGCGGGCGCAGATGCACACGAATATATGCGCAATGCGCTTCTGAACACGTTCGGCGACTACACTGCGGTTCCGGCTAGCGGCGGATGGCGCGACCCGAACGGCCATGACGTGGTCGAAGCGGGATCGCTCTACATCGTGGCCGTGCCATGTGTGATGGCGGTTCCTGCCGAGGTTGGCGGACCGGTCCAGCGTTCGACGGAACAGGACTGGATCGGAGCCCGCGCAGCGTTGCTGCACATCGCGTCCCGCGCAGCAAGCCTCGGCCGTCAAATTTGCGTCTACACGCGCCTGCCGCCAGACGGCAACATCCTGTTAGTAAAACCGTCTGGCGCTAGCCTCAATCCAGACGCGGAAGCCTGATCGGCGGAGGGACAGCCTTCACGGGCTGTCCCTCATTCCTTCGGGCCGCCCCATGGGATCACGGCCGATGGCAATCGCGTCCTGGGGATGCATACCTGCCATGTGTCCGGCGCATAGCTCCTGGCATGAATTTTGCGCATACCTGCCATGCATGATCCTAACACGCGGCAGGCATGCGTGCCAAGCAGGGCTTGTTGGCATGATCCTGGCGCATGCCAGCCATGCAGCGTCCCTCTAGACCATTCTGGCATCGCAACGGTTGCGGCACGAGGAAGGGGCGGCCCGTGCGAACCGCCCCTTTGACTGCCTTACAGGGCGATTAGGTCATGGCACGTATCGCACGGCTCGCCCAGACCGAATTCGTCGGTATCGAACACGGGGTGGACGGGGTTGCCCTCACGATCAATCAACCCGTCCGCAGGCATCCCATGCTCATCCAGCCGTGTGTCCTGCCCAGACGCGACGAGACGGCCCGCCTGCCACGCCCGGCGCGCACACGTCGGGCAATTGATGCCCGCCTCATACGTGTAGGCCACGATACGAACCATCGGCATTGTCACCTCCTGGTCACGGATGCAGTGAGAGGGCGAGACTGCTCTATGGCGTCTCCAATCGGACGCGCACCGGGCGGCCGTCAGCGCCAACCCACGCGACAAACCAACGGCCGCTATCACTGCGCGCCACGCCGAGACGGACGCCATACGGCGCAACAATCTCACAGGCTCGGGCGCGGGACCGCTCGTAGCGTGCACCGTAGCTCCTGGCGCGACCCTGCAACTCGGCACCAGAGAGAACGCCGGGCACGTGACCACACGTGATCACGTGCCGGACGTAGCTGCCCCGGACCGGGGCGGCGATCACCACAACCGGGAGACTGTTACACATGGTCAGTCCTCCCGCCCGCTAGACGTGCCGATCCTGTCGGCGTGTGCGAGTGCCTCCGCCGCGAGTGCCTCGCGCATCGCGGCCACACTGCGGCAGTGGACCGAGTAGGGCACGCCGCCACCGCCGGCGACGGCGCTTTCCTTGACCTCCCGCTCCGCTGCGAGTCGCATCAGCGCGGCGGACGTGCGCCAGTAGCTAGCGGCGAGCGTGGGATATCGTCCCCACGCTCGCTCCGCCTCGTCCGCCAACAAATCAGCAATGCTCGCCGCATGCAGCCGAACGAGATCGAGCGCAGCGCGCTCGGTAGGAGTCAGAACGTTACTGTTCACGGTTGGTCCCTCACTCGTCGCCCCGCGCGGCACCATGCCGCGCGATCACGCAGCATACTGGCACGGCCCGAGTGTTGTGTCAAACCCGGCGGGCGGCGGCAGATAGGATACGTTTCCTGACTCCGGCGGGCTCAGACTGCGGCCCTGCCGATGCACTAGCGATACGTTTCCGGCAAGGCTTCGATACGTTTCCGGATGCGGTGGCAGTATGTTCGCCGTTGTGGTTAACGACTCCGATACGTTTGCTGTTGTGGTTAACGACTCCGATACGTTTGCTGTTGTGGTTAACGACTCCGATACGTTTGCTGTTGTGGTTAAC